TTAAAACTTCTATTTACAAAATAGTGAACCTTTAGTTTGGCTAATACATTTGTCTTTAATATATTTACCTAAATAAAATTAAGTTATAACATGGACATTAACGCAATTAAGTCACGCTTAACCGCACTGCAAAACAAAAAAGGTGGAGCACCTAAAGAAGATCGCTCAAAATTTTTCTGGAAACCTACTGTTGGTAAACAAGTAATTCGCATTGTACCTTCTAAATTTAACAAACAAAATCCATTTCGTGAAGTAATGTTTCACTATGGTATTGGAAACAAAACCATGATTGCTTTAACTAACTTTGGTGAAAAAGATCCTATTGTTGAGTTTGCTTCTCAATTACGTAAAACAAGTGACAAAGAAAATTGGGCTTTAGCTAAAAAGATTAGCCCAAAAATGAGAATATTTGCACCTGTAATTGTACGTGGTGAAGAAGATAAAGGTGTACGTTTATGGGAGTTTGGTAAAGAAATGTATCTTGAACTATTAAGTATAGCTGAAGATGAAGATATAGCTGATTATACTGATGTACTTGAAGGTAGAGATATGACTATCGACACTGTTGGACCTGAAGTAACAGGTACTAAATACAACAAATTATCTGTTCGTATTAAGCCTAAAACATCTCCATTAAGTGAAGATAATGAAAAAATTAAAAAATGGTTAGCAGAACAACCAGATGCTCTTCAATACTATAAAAAGTATGCTTTTGATGAAATGAAAAACATACTAATGGAATGGTTAGAACCAAGTGATAACAATGAAACTACTGATGAAGAAGAGGTAGTTGAAACAGAAACATCATCACAACCAAGTTCATTTACTTTAAACACGCAAAGTAAAAAGAAAGACTTTGATGAAGATGAATTTAATAATTTATTCAAAGATTAATTTTAAAAACTAACCATGGCTCGAGAAAAAAAGAGTTTAAATGCTAGTGTTTCACAAGCAATTAAGGGAAGCTTTGACTTAGATAAATTTAAAGCATCTAAGTATTTAGGAGAAGCATCCAAATTTAAAAAACAGCGTTGGATACCATTCTCTGATGCTATGCGTGATGCCCTTTCTATTCCTGGGATTCCTGTAGGACATGTTTTTATGGCTAGAGGAGGTTCTGATACTGGTAAAACTACTTTATTAATTGAAACCGCTACTACAGCTCAAAGGATGGGTATTTTACCTGTGTTTATTATAACTGAACAAAAGTGGGATTTTGCTCACGCTCAAAAAATGGGATTTGAATGTACAGCAGTACCTGATGAAAATACAGGTGAAGTAATAGACTATAAAGGTTTCTTTTTATATGTAGATAGAGGCTCTTTAAATACTATTGAAGACGTAGCTTCATTTATCGCTGATATATTAGATGAGCAAAAGAAAGGAAACTTACCTTATGATTTATGCTTTTTTTGGGATTCAGTAGGTTCTATTCCTTGTGAAATGAGTGTTAAACAAGGTAATAATAATCCTATGTGGAACGCAGGAGCAATGGCTACTCAATTCGGTAATTTTATCAATCAACAATTTCCTTTATCACGTAAAGAAAAATATACTTATACTAATACATTTTTTGTTATTAATAAAACAGGAGTACAACCAGCGTTAACACCTATGAGTCAACCTCGTATGACTAATAAAGGAGGAAATGCTATGTATTGGGATTCTACTATTGTAACTACATTTGGTAATATTACTAATAGTGGTACATCTAAAATTAGTGTACAACATAAAGGAAAAAAAGTTGAATTTGCTAAACGTACTAAAGTAGCAATAGATAAAATTCACGCAGATTATGGTATTGCCACAGCTTCAACAGTAATTGTTACACCTCATGGATTTATTCCAGATACTCCAGAAGCTATTAAGGAATATAAAAAAGAACATGCTCATGAATGGTTTAGTGAACAAGTTGATGTAGCAGATTTAATACAAATAGAAGATAATAGTGAGTGGAACGAGTCTAGTACTATTTCTCCTACTATAGAGATAGAAAAAGCAGAAGAAAATAATGTAGATTAATAAATGCCAATAGTAGATGTTGAAGAATAATTTTGCTGAAATACTAGCTAATATAAAAAATACCAAAGAAGAACCATTACACGCTCATAGCAAGGTTCTTCTTATAGACTCAATGAATACTTTTTTAAGAAGTTTCGCTATGATTAACCATATAAACCCGAATGGTCACCATATAGGTGGCCTGACGGGTTTTTTAAAATCACTTGGTTTTATTATTAGGCATATTAAACCTACAAGAGTAATTCTTGTATTTGATGGAGTTGGAAGTACACATAACAAAAAAAACTTATATGCTGAATATAAAGGTAATAGAAGTATTACTCGTATAACTAATTTTGATGGTTTTTCTAATCGAGATGAAGAATCAGAAGCTATAACACACCAGTTACTTAGACTAATAGAATATATCAAATGCTTGCCTGTTGATATGATATCAATTGATAAAATTGAAGCTGATGATGTTATTGGTTATTTAACTTCTGTATTACTTGAAGAAGTAGTAGTGATGAGTGCTGATAAAGATTTTTTACAATTAGTTAGTAAAAAAGTTAGTGTTTATTCACCAATAAAAAAAATATATTATACTCCAACTAAAGTAAAAGAAGAATTTGGTTTATACCCTCATAATTATATAAACTATAAGATTTTATTAGGAGATATGAGCGATAATTTGCCTGGTGTTAAAGGAATTGGCCCTAAAAAATTATTTAAACTATTCCCAGAGCTTGAAGGTGAGACGTATATAGAATTCAAAGATTTAATGCGAATAGCGCGAGATAAACGCGGAGAAAATGCTTTATACGAGAGTATATGCAATTTTGAAAAACAGCTAAATATCAACAGTAAATTAATGAATATACGTACTCCTATCATACCTGAAGCAGATATAGAAGAAATAACTTATATTTTAAACAATCCATCAGTTAAATTTGATAAGGCTAGGTTTATTAGAATGTATAATGAAGACTTATTAGGTGAAAGTATTCAAAACTTAGATTTTTGGATCAACGATGTTTTTAGTTATCTTTTAGCATACAAGCTAAAAAAATAAATTATTTATTAAAATAAAAATGGAGGTTATAAATGACTGTGTTTTCAAAACTAGCACAATATGGATTAGGTTTTCAACTTAAGGTAGTTAATTCATTATTAAAAAATAAAAAATTTCTTTTAAATATACGTGATGTATTAACACCTGACTATTTTGATAATCAAGCTATACAATGGATTGTAGATCAAACAATAAAATATTTTGACAAATACCATACTAATATTAATTTAAGTATACTTCAGATTGAAGTAAAAAAAATTGATAATGAAGTATTAAAAACAGCTGTAATTGAACAGTTAAAAGAAGCATATAAAGTATCAAATGAAGATGCTGAGTATGTTGAAGCTGAGTTTTCTAATTTTTGTAAAAACCAACAATTAAAAAAAGCACTACTAACATCAGTAGGATTACTTGAAAAAGGATTTTATGATGATATTAGAGTATTAGTTGATAATGCTTTAAAAGCAGGAATGGAAAAAAACATAGGTCATGAATATGAAAAGGATGTTGAATCAAGATACCGTGAAGAATACCGAAACCCAATTCCTACACCTTGGAGTAACATAAATAATCTATTACAAAGCGGATTAGGTGCAGGCGATTTTGGATTAATATTCGGATCACCAGGCGGAGGTAAATCTTGGGCATTAGTAGCTTTAGGAGCATACGCTGTTAAAGCAGGATTTACTGTTAATCATTACACATTAGAATTATCTGAAGCTTATATTGGCAAACGATATGATGCGTTTTTTGCTGAAATACCTGTTAATAAAATTAATGAACATAGAGATAAAGTAGAACAAGAAATTGCCAACTTACCTGGAAAATTAGTTATTAAAGAATTTCCAATGAGTAAAGCAACTATTAATACTATAGAATCCCATATACAAAGATGCGCTGATTTAGGTAATCGTCCGGATTTAATTATTATAGACTATGTTGATTTATTACGTGCTAACCGAACAAGCAAAGAACGTAAAGAAGAAATTGATGATATATATGTAGCTGTTAAAGGATTAGCAAGAGAACTAGAATTACCTATATGGAGTGTATCTCAAGTAAATAGAGCAGGTGCTAAAGATGATATTATTGAAGGCGATAAAGCATCAGGGTCATATACTAAAATGATGATAGCGGATTTTGCTATGTCTTTATCTCGTAAAAAAGAAGATAAAGTTAATGGAACTGGTCGAATACATATAATGAAAAATAGATATGGTATGGATGGTATGACATTTGGAGCATCTATTAATACTTCAACGGGTCATATACAGATGGATGAAGATGCGTTAGATGAAGAACAACTAGAAAATGAACGTCCTGTTAAATTAAATGAAAATTTTGATACAGCTGATCGTGATAGTTTAAAAAAGAAATTTTTTGAACTTAATTCACAATAATATTTATTCTCACACGTATTATTTATGAAAACAGTTGTTTTAGTGTCTTGTAGTGCAGGAAAAATATCCGAACCAGCTCCTGCTGAAGAACTATATTCATCTGATTTATTTAATAAACAATTAGCCTATGCTAAAAAACTTACTCATCCTAAGGATATATATATTATTTCTGCTAAGTATCATTTATTACCGTTACGTAAAGTAATAGCGCCATATAATGTTACTTTGAATGATATGTCTTCTAATGATCAAAAGCAATGGGCGAGTGTTGTTTTAGAGCAGTTACAAAAAAGAAATTATGATCTTCAAAAAGATAAGTTTATTTTTTTGGCAGGAACTGCCTATAGGCAATATTTAGAACCCCATATGAAACATGTTGAGGTACCATTAGCAGGTTTACGTATAGGACAACAAAAGAAAGCATTAATAGATAAATTAAAAGAAACAATTAATACTATAACTAAATATATAATTAACGAACTTAAAAAGCTTTTATAATATGTCACCAAAATATTTACAACAAAAAATGAAGGAATATCTTCAAGACAATGATGCTTTTGGTGATTCTGATGAAACAGAACTTATATCTGAAGTATTTGAAGGATTTAAACCTATTTTAATGGAAAATAAAAATAACGATATACCTATTTCTGTTTTACAAGAACATTCTAATGGGCTTTATAATGTTACTAAAGACATATTTGAAGATTTTATCTTGTATGCTTTAGCAGATGGTTAAAAAATAAAAATTTTATTAAAATATTTGAACTTATAACAAATAAGTTATGACTATTTCTTACTTAAAAATTAATATACATGATAACAATTAAAAGATTTACAAGTACATGGTGCCAACCGTGCCGTCAATTAGCTCCTGTATTTGAACAACTAAAAACTGAATATAATAATGTTGGTTTTGAAACTATAGACATTGATTTAAATAAAAGTTTAACTCAACAATATTCAGTTACAAGTATACCGACAGTTATTGTTGAAAAAGAAGGACAAATAATACGCCGTTTTGTAGGTATTCAACCAAAAAGTTCTTATGTTAATGCTATTAAATCACTTATATAAAAAACAAATTAAAAGTAATGGACATCACACAAAGTATTCTTAGTGAAATAACCACATACATGAAATATAGCAAGTATGTGCCTGAAAAAAATAGAAGAGAAACATGGGAGGAATTAGTTACAAGAAACAAAGAAATGCATCAAAATAAATTCCCATTATTGAAAAATGAAATTGAAGAAGTTTATAAATTCGTATATAATAAAAAGGTACTTCCGTCAATGCGTAGTTTACAATTTTCTGGTAAACCCATTGAAATTAATAATGCTCGTATATTTAATTGTTCTTTTTTGCCTATTAATGATTGGAGAGCATTTAGTGAAATAATGTTTTTACTATTATCAGGGTGTGGAGTAGGATATTCTGTTCAAACACATCATGTAGAGCAATTACCCGAAATTACTATACCAACTAAAAGTAAAAGATATTTAGTAGGTGATAGTATTGAAGGATGGGCAGATGCTGTTAAAATGCTTTGTAAAGCATATTTTAATAATGCTCCATTACCTTTATTTGATTTTAGAGACATTAGACCAAAAGGAGCTCAACTGGTGACCGTTGGTGGGAAAGCACCGGGCGCTGAGCCATTAAAAGAATGTTTATTTAATTTACAAAAAATATTTGAACGTAAACAAAATGGTGAAAAACTCACATCAGTAGAAGTTCATGATATGGCTTGTCATATAGCAGATGCTGTATTAAGCGGTGGTATTAGAAGAGCAGCGTTAATTGCATTGTTTGACTTAGATGATGAAGAGATGTTAACCTGTAAATTTGGAAACTGGTGGGAAGAAAATCCACAACGCGGTAGAGCAAACAACTCAGCTGTAGTAATGAGACATGCTATTACAGAAGATGAATTTTTTAAATTATGGAAAAAAATTGAACTAAGTGGATCTGGTGAACCCGGTATTTACTTTAGTAATGATAAAGATTGGGGAACTAATCCATGCTGTGAAATTGCTTTAAAACCATTTCAGTTTTGTAACTTATGTGAAATAAACGTATCAGACGTAGTTGATCAAGATGATTTAAACGCTCGAGTTAAAGCAGCGGCATTTATTGGTACTTTACAAGCATCATATACTAACTTTCATTATTTAAGAGATGTATGGAAAAAAACAACTGAAAAAGATGCTTTATTAGGTGTTGGTATGACTGGTATTGGATCTGGAGCTGTGTTAAAATTAGATTTAAAACAAGCCGCTCAATTAGCTAAAGAAACAAATGATATAGTAGCTAATTTAATTAATATTAATAAAGCTGCTCGTGTCACTACAGTTAAACCAAGTGGTACTAGTTCATTAGTATTAGGCAGTAGTAGTGGTATTCATAGTTGGCATGACAAATTTTATATTAGACGTATTAGAGTAGGTAAAAATGAAGCTATATACAGCTACTTAGTCATACATCATCCTGAATTATTAGAAGATGACTTTTTCAAACCAACAATTCAAGCTATTATATCTATACCTCAAAAAGCACCTGAAGGAGCTATAATTAGAAGTGAAGAAACAGCTTTAGATTTATTAGAAAGAGTTAAACGTTTTAATGTTGAATGGGTTAAAAAAGGTCATCGTAAAGGAGCTAATACTAATAACGTATCTGCTACTGTATCTATTAGAAATGAAGAATGGAAAAAAGTAGGGGAATGGATGTGGAATAATAAAAATACATTTAATGGGTTATCAGTGCTTCCATTTTCAGAACACACGTACACTCAAGCACCTTTTGAAACTATAACAGAAGAACAATTTAATAAAATGGTGTCTCATTTACATGCTGTTGATTTAACTAAAGTAATTGAATTTAGTGATGAAACAGCGTTAATGGATCAGCAAGCTTGTGCAGGAAATCAGTGTGAAATAATATAATATTTATATTTATGATAAAGTTATTAGACATATTAAATGAAGTACACACACCAAAAGTAGTATACCACTTTACATTACCTAAGTATTTTGTAAATATGGTAAAAACTAATACTATTAAAGCTGATCCTAAATTTAAACAAATATCCTTTACAACTGATCCTAACTTATGGGTTTTTAGAGAATTTACAAATGAAAATCAAGAAGTAGGAGTACGATTAACTTTTAATACTAAAGATCTACCACTGCTAACTCCATTTACATATAAAGGAACACCAGGTGAAGATTATAAATATGAACAGGAATATGTAATAAATGTTGGAGATTTACGTCCATCTAATTTATTAAATTTAGTAAAAGATATTACAGCTTTAGAGTATTGGAGAGATTACTTAGAACAAAATTTATCATCAAATATATTTTCAAAAATAAACTTTGTCTAAACAATATTAAGAAGGTGTTTATTACTATATAGAAGGTAAGCGTGTGATTTTCACTACGCTCTTCTACATTAAATATGGTTCATACTATGGAGATGGATGTTGATATTGTCTTTACGATCCAAAATATAAGCATGAAGATAAAAGATTACAAAAAAAATCTTTGGATACCTAAAATAATATAAGTAATTTTATAAAAAATAATAAGTTATGCAATTTCTTCTTTGGTGTTTTATTGTAAGTGGTTCTATTTCAATTATACCTGCACTTGCAGAGTTTAATAAAACAGGAAGTGGTTTTAAAATGTTTATAAAATGGTGTACTAGTACTTTTTGGGGTATTTGGTGGGCATGTGTAGTTCTTATTTTAATTGCTTTATTTAACAATAAAATTTTTAAAGAAAAATAATTATGGCTAAATTTCAATCAACAAAAGTGTTTGATGGTTTTAGTACAGTGTTTCGTCAATGGAAAGCAGAAGAAACACATTGTAGATTTCTTCATGGATATGCTTTATCTGTGAAAGTATGGTTTGAAGGTGAATTAGATGAACGTAATTGGGTTATGGATTTTGGAGGAGCTAAAAGAGCAAAATATAAAATAGAAGGTATGAACCCTAAAGAATGGTTAAGTCATATGTTAGACCATACAACTATCATAGCTGAAGATGATCCTGGATTAGGTGGATTTAAAACAATGGATCAATTAGGAATAATCCAACTTAGAATATTACCCGCTGTAGGTGCTGAAAAATTTGCCCAATATTTTTATCTTAAATTAAATGATTGGGTAAAAGAAGAAACAGAAGGTAGAGTAAGAGTAGTAAAAGTAGAAGTAAGAGAACATGAAAAAAACACAGCAATATATGAAAGTTAGTATATTTAAAATAAGTGAGGGAAGCAGTAAAATGTAATATTTATTATAAATAATATTATGATAGGTATTTATAAAATCACAAATCCTGAAAATAAAATTTACATTGGTTATACAACAGATTTATATAAACGTAAAAGTTATTATAAATTAAATAAAGGGATAGGGCAAACTAAATTATATAATTCAATTATTAAATATGGTTGGGAACAACATACTATTAATTTAATTGAAGAATGTAATAAAAATGAATTAAGAGATAAAGAACAATATTGGATAGAATATTATGATAGTTGGATTAATGGGTTAAATTCTAATCCTGGAGGTGGTGGAATAATAACTCACACTGATAAAACAAGAAAAATAATAAGTGAAATGGGAAAAGCTAATAAAGGGAAACGAGCTATATCTCATTGGAAAGGTAAAAGTAGAGGTGAAGAATTTGCTCGCAATATGTCATTAGCTAGAAAAAATAAACCTAACCTAAAAAACGCAAAACCAGTACTACAATATGATTTAGAAGAAAACTTTATTCAAGAGTGGTCTTCTATCAGAGAAGCTAATTTATTTTTAGGTAAGAATAAAGATAGTGGTTTAATAAACCAATGTTGTAAAGGAAAAAAACAAACAGCTTATAAATTTAAATGGAAATATAAATGAAAATTTTTCATGAGTTACCTTTAGGATTAATGCATCACGCATATGAATGGACAGATGGAGACTATTGTTTACCAATATTTTTAGATAAGTACGAACAATATAAATTATATTTTCAAAAAGCTAAAAAAGATAATCGTTTCATTATAATGGATAATTCTCTTTTTGAAGGTTATGTACACACAACAGAAGATTTACTTGATAAAATTAATTTAATTAAACCCAATATATTCATTGTACCTGATGCTTGGAATGATTCAAATGCAACATTAGTTAACGCCAAAAGCTGGATATTAAACTATAAACCTAATCTTCCAGAAGGAGTTGAATTAATGGCGGTTGTACAAGGTAAAAATTTAAGTGAATTAATAAATACTTACCAAACATTAGTAGATATAGGTTATACTCATATAGCATTTAATCATTCGAGTCAAGCCTATATAGAAATGTATGGTGAACCTAATAATATTTCTCTTTTAACAGCCCAAATGTTAGGTAGAATAAATTTAATTAAAAAATTAACTAAAACTAATATTATAAGAAAATCAGTATATCATCATTTATTAGGTGCTTCTGATTGGCGTGAATT